TTTCAATATTAGTATCGTCACATACGATATATTTCACGTTTTCCGGAACTTTACTAAATCGTTCACAATCATTTTCTCCACGAACATGTTTACCGTTACTGTCTTCTGATAAACCATGATAATAGATTCCATCAATTTCAATTAATAACTTCAATTCGTTATCATTAAAAACAGCAAAATCAAAAGACTTACCGTTAAGTTCATATCCGTATTCGAACACGAATTTACGATTTTTAAGAAATTCATAAACTTTCTTTTCCGGCGTTGTCATTTTTGACCTATAAGATAAAGCTTTCTGCTTAACTCCTGGAATTTGCATCGGTGACGTAATATCAATATTATACTTCGCATTCCATGTTTTACGAGACTGCATTTTGTTATTATAATACTTATCGCCGTATTTTAATTCTTTCGTCGCATAAGTCTGTTCCATATTATTGTATGTTTCAGAACCATGATTTGCAAGCTTCGTTGCTTTAATCTTCTTTATGGATTCTACAGAACCACCTGCATTCTTTACACCATATTCTTTAAAGTTTGTCTGTTCTGATTTTTCTTTAAAATCCTGACTCTGCATATAGTTTTTAGAACCATATTTTTTATTACAAGTCTGTTCACGTTTTTCCTTAACCGAATCCAATTGCGTCGTTACTTTCCAAAAACATCTACGAGAACAAAACTCACGATAACCATGTTCAAGATTCCAATACTTAGTTTCTGTACCGCAACATTTACATTTGCCTTCGTCTGCAGTTTTAAACCACTTATCATAATAAGTCTTAGGTTCCATCTTATGAACCATTTTAGCATGACGTGTCACGCAATCGATTTTACTGAATTCCTGACCGCATTCTTTACATTTAAGTTTATCTTCCATACTCAGCACCTAGCACGTTATTTATAAAATAAAATATAATAAAAAATGCAGGTTTCGTCAACCTGCATTTTTAAAATGTTACTTCAATTACCAGATTACCAAACGAGTTCTTCTGGAGCCTGAGCGAACAGACCGTTGAACTTGAGGAGACGGTAGTAGTTTTCAGCACCAAGCATGTTATGAGCGAAGCCATAACGGGTCATGATACCGACGCGAGGACTGAAGTCATTCGGGTCGATAGCCTGGTTGACAACACCAGTAACGTACGGGCAGAAGATAACACCTGCATCATAGAGGCTAGAGCCCTTGAATGCAAGAAGAACTTCACCGTTGTCGTTTGCACCGAATTCGTCAACAGCGTACTGGTCACAGAAGACCTTAACAACACCATTCAAAGTACCCATTTCCGGAGTAACAGCAGAGCCGTTAACTTCGTGAGCAACCTTGGTGAACCACGGGTTAGCGCACTGGAGAACCGTAGCAACGTCCGGAGAGACGACTGCAAGGTTAGCAGCACCACGACGAGTAGCAGTACGAACGTCATTAACACCCTTCATGATATGCGTGATAATCATGCCGAAACGTTCCTGAGAGTTCTGACCAATGAAACCATCGTTGTTAGCGAGAGTGGTCTGAGACTTGTTGAAGACACGCGGAGTGCAGAGAGACTTACAACGACCGATAGTTTCACGGTCCATTTCAGCGGTCATTTCTGCCTGAAGCACGTTAATCATTTCCGTCATCATTTCGATACCCTGCATAGCCTTAATATCAGCAGCAGATTCGAGAGAGAAGGAAGCAGCGAGCTTACGAGTCTTAGCAACGATAGACTGACGGCTGAGCATAAGGCCGATTTCCGGCATCTTACGGCTTACAGACGGGTCTTCAGAACCAAACGTCGGGCCAGTGATCTTCCAACCTTCTGCAGACTGAGTATCAACACCAGTACCTGCATCCCATTCACCGTCAGTGTTGGCGGTAGAACCGGTAAAGCCAGAGAAGCGCGGAACAGCCTTCCATGCAGCTTCAACGAGTTCGTTCGGGTTATTGGTCTTGTAAATGTAACGGAGGGCGAATGCCAAGCCAACCGGACCAGTCAACGGCTGAACACCAACGAGGACGTTAGCGAAAAGCTGCGGGAACACACGGCGGACGAGAGCAAGAGAAATCGGAGCGAAAACACCCTTAGCGTCACCACCATGAGGAATACCCTGGTCGAGACCGAGCGGAGCACCGACACCCTGAGTGAAGTCTTCGGTCAACAGTTCAGTACCGAGGTTCTTGGTCTGCTGGTTTTCAAGAAGACGTGCAGTATTATAACGGACAAGGTTGTCCTTGATGCCAGCGACTGAGAGGCCCTTCGGAGCCTGGCTCCAACGGTCCATCATACCGGCCTGAGATTTCGTAATTTTCATTTATTAATTCTCCTATAATTAATTTTTTCGAACTTTCATTCAAATTCTATATTTTATTTATAAACGACTTTTTGAATTTTTCGTTTTTTTGTAATTAGTCGTCCAAAAGGTTTGCAGAACCGAGCAACATGCGTTCGCGAGCGCTCATTTCAGGCTTCTTGGAGACACGTTTTTCGTTAAGCGGGTCGTTCGTACGATCTTCGACATAGCTTGTCTTGCGAACAGGACGTTCGCGATGTTCGAAGAGACGGTCCTTTTCGTAACGCATTGCGGCGACAGAATCGGTCTGTTCCTGAATCATCTCGATGTACGCATCAATATCTTTCTTGGTTTCGTTAAGGCTCTTTTCCTTGAAGAACTTCTTAACCTTGACACGCTGAGCGGCAGTGAGGTCGGAAGTCTTTTCGGAAATCAAAGAACGCTTGCCTGTGCTTTCGACAAGTTCAGCGAGACGCATGTTTTCATCAAGCTGCTTCTTGAGAGATTCTTCAAGGTGAGTATTTTCAGCCTTGAGTTCGCGAATCTTCTTGGAACCGCTCTGGTCCATCGGGACATATTCGTCTTCGAAGAGACGCTTGATGCCTTCGATAATCGGAGCATAGGTTTCAGAAAGGGCAGTCTTCTGGATAAGAGCCGGGCTAATCTTTTCGTTGATGTTGAATTCCAAATACTTATCAAGACCGGTAATGACCTTTTCTTCAATAGCTTCAAGTTCCTTACCGTACTTTTCCTGGAATTTCTGATCGAAGTATTCGAAGATATACTGTTCAGAAGTTTCTTCAAGCTTTTTCTTGTAAGATTCGACCTTTTCATTTGCTTCCTTGCTCAAAGCTTCGCAACGTTCTGCGCAGAACTTATTGGCAATTTCTTCAATTTCAGCGGTCTTCTTTTCTACAGCTTCTTTAATCTTCTTCTGACAGAATTCTTCTGCCTTCTTAGCAACGATTTTTGTTTCTGCATCTAACTTCGCCTGTACTTTTTCGTCGACAGTTGACTCAACGATTTTCTTAACATCATTGAGCTCTTCGGCCGTAAATTTCTGAGCGAGTGTTTCAAGGATTTTATCCATTTGATTCCTCCAAATTATTATTTTTTCTATATTTTATTTATAAGATCGTTTGGGTTTTTTCTGTCATTCGATAAAAAAACCGGCCTATTACGGTCGGTTTTATTAAAGTTTTCAGCTATTACCAGCCACGACGCGGGTCACGGCGCAAGCCACGTCCCTGAGCAGTCTGCATAAGGCCTGCGATGTAAAGCAAAGTCCTTCCGAGATTCTGTGCTTCGTCTATGTGCAAGCAGATTTCATTGTATTTCGGACCTGAAACACCGTGGTCGACAAGCTTGGAAACATCTTCGAGGAACTGAGCCTTGGCAACATCAAGAGACGCAGCCTTTGCAACTCTTTCAAAATATGCGTTAGTAAGCCACTTTTCGCAGACTTCAGAAAGCTTCGTACCATCATTTGCACCGATACGTTCAGAAATGACATGGAAACCTGCACGTTCTGCAACAGCAAGAGCTTCCTTAACGGAGCCGGAACAAATACAATGTGACCTGCCGCAGCACGGGCACTTGCGAGCAAGCTTACGCTGTTTCTTCTTTACAACAATACCGTGATTATCATCGATTTCGACAGAATCCTTATCGTATTTCTTGGTAACGAAGTCCTTCTTTGTAACTTCGTGATTTTTCTTGACGACGGAATAACCCGCACGTTCGACTAATTGTTTTGCTTCATAAAGTGTCATGACAATTTCTCCAATTTTATATCTGTATTATTTATAAATAAAGAAGTAAAATATTGAGGAATTATTAAAATGAAGAAATTTACAGATTATGTTGGCGAACAAATGCAAATGGCGCTCAACGAAAATACCTCGCAAATCGGTGTAACTGACGTATTTAGCGGTTCCAACGTCATGGGCCCGCACCATCACGAATACTGGATTTTTGACGAAACTGGTTACGGCCGTACAAGTGATTCCATTTGCGAGCCGTCTAACCTTAATGAGCCTACTCCTATAACACAAGTTGGCGGACATATCCATTTCATCAACAATGGTGTCGTCCAGCCGGCAGGTGACGGACATACTCATAAGCTCCTTCCGCCGAAGAAGATTGACGCAGATACGAAAATTTTCAGCTGCAACGGATGCGATTGCAATAACCTGACTCCGATTCCGGGCGTCAACGCTTAAATTTTATCTCCTTGTTAAATAAAAAACCGGTCGTTCTGACCGGTTTTCTTTTATGGATTCGATTCCTCTTCTGGAAGCAAGTGATATTCAGACCTTGCCTGTACAATAACTTTTCTAGCCCAGGTTCCGCCTTTCCAAATGAACTTATTGCTTAACGAAATAGTTCCTCTAGGAGCGACTGCAAGACCAATCTGCTTGTCTGGATTACTAGAATCACCAGCTGCTGCAAACGATATGTCACCGCTATTACTGTAAAGCAGGAATGAATCCATCCTATTATTATAGTTTATGATTGTCAAGTTATTACTTATATTGATATTTCCTTGCACCATTATCTTTGCGTATTCGTCATCAGTATCAAAATGCGGGACAATTATCGTAAAGTAAGTATCTGCGTCAAACGTGTTAAAATGGAATTCACCGGCACACAATGTAATCGTACAACGGTTACTTGCCCTAAACGCATTAGCCTTACGAATACCTCTTGCCGCATCATATTCAAATTCGTTCAAATGTGAAGCAAAATCATAAGAAACGTCCTGGAACAAGTTAATTGTTCTTGTGCCCGGATAAATCGGAAGCTGCTTAATTTCCTTAACCATTGTATCTGTTATAATCATACCACCATCATCTGCATATCCTGCATACGGGTCATTACCGATTACAGAATTATTCGTATTCGTAAACCTGTTATTACCAGCAGGATCTTCCGGATTATAGTAATAATAAAGCATCGGCTTCTTGGTACCGGTCGGAACAGTAATATTATACTTAATGTTACCATTGTTGTAGAAATTAAGAGGATAACTGCTGCCAGTTGCCGTAATACCAGGATAATTTCCACAATAATAATCCAAATTAGGATTCATATTATGATTATTAATTGTCAACG